CAGAAGCATCAAAGGATGTACTAACTAAAGGCCAAGAAGTAACAATTACTGGCACAATCTATGAAGAGAACTGGAAAGACCAGTCTGGAAATCAGAGAACCTCATATGATATTCGTGCAGAGACCATTGCGGTCACAACAAGGAGTCTAAGTAAGTCTAAGCCTGAGCCAGCTGGCGTATGGGCAGTGACTGGAGACGCACCTTTCTAAGATGACAACATTTTTGTTTGGACTACTCATAGGGTTTGCATTTGGCTACCCTATGGGTTTGTTCATTGATTATTTAGATAAAAAAGAAAAGCGAAAGCAGCGTGTGGACGCTGCTATACAAAAAGTTATGGAAGAAGATGGTGAACTAATGGGAAGAATGATTGATTAATATGGGCCTATTTAAATCTAAAAGTGCGAAAAGTGCGGCGGCGGTAGAGAACATTCAGAAACAATTTAAATCATTTGACCTAAAAGGGCCAGGCAATCTTACTTGGGCAGAAGAAGAATCTGGCCTATGGAAGGGTTGGACATTTAGTGAAAAGAAGAATAGATACTTCTTTGATGATATTGGATCAACATCCTTGATGGAATTATGGGAAACACAGTGGAAGTGGGAAGATGAAGAAGAATAATGTACAGACATCTCAGCATGGAATTAAGAGATATCTAAAGAACCTAAGACGCTTACAGCGTAAAACTATCCTAAGCACAGCTCAGATGCGGGAAGCCAGAATGCGTGAGAATATCTACGCTAATATAGATCTATCTGAAAAGATTGATAAGGAAGATGATTAATCTATTTAAAGCAATCATCTGTAAGTTTAAGGGACATGACCTAGAATACGCTGGGTCATGCCCATTTACTGGTTCTACATATGATGTATGCAATAAATGTATGGCTATGATTCCTAGGCAGGTAGCAGCGTAAATGATAAGCTGTATACAATGTAATCTATCTGACGATGATGAGAGCTTCTATGAAACTCATCAGTTTCTTCCAGATGCATTGTGGTGTGTAAATAAAAAGAAAGATGTAAAGTAATGTGGTCATATGTTTTAGCTGTAATTGGGGTAACTGGCATATTTTTTGTAGGGCGTAAGACCATATGGGGATGGCTAGTACTACTTGTAAATGAATGTATTTGGATCGCATATGCAATAGCAACTAAGCAATATGGATTCATATTTATGGCTACAGCATATTCTGCTGTGTATATTAGATCTTATATACATTGGAAAAGAGATGATGGATTTTCAGATTCTAGTCAACTAGAAATATTATGCTATAACTGTGGCGGGATGTATAAGGTAGGGTATGAAGCTGTGCGGGAATGCCCTAAATGCCTAAAGGATTAATGGTAGAATAGAACTATGGATAATCTAGAACTTACAGACGAAGAGATCACTAAGACCTATGTCTCAGAAGATGAGCATGAGGATAAGTGGAACAACCTAGAGAAGGCTTGCTGGAGCGGATACAAGCAGGTTGGAATGAAAGATAAGAACGGTAAAAAGGTTCCTAATTGTGTGCCTGTAAATAAGGCAACTGGGCTACCAGAAGAACCTAAACCAACTTGGGGCGGGACTTTCAGATAATGGGTATCCTAGATAACCTAGAAGCCTATATAGATATAGATGAGATAGATAATGCTTGGGATGGTTCTGATCTTGAACTATCTAAACAAAACCCACATATAGATCAAGAGTAGATTATATATACATATAGCTTCCTATGTAAACAAGATAGCTCAACAATGCTTCTTGAATTAAGCAAAGAGTTAGACTATTTACCTCAATGCCTAAAGTGTAATAAGACAATGATACTTAGATACTCCATAGATGATAATGGATCTATATGGATGAATTCAGCTATAATGCACGAATAAGACCAAGAGATATGGTCTATGCTCCCATATCCCCCTCCCTTTTATCTCCTTGCTATGGCCCTTGTAGGGCCTTTTTTGTGGAGTAAAGTGGAGCATTGTGGAGAATTTATACTATAGATTATATATCACAGACTATCGTGTTATACTAGTTTAGATATACATGTAATTGGTCATTTCTAAGATGCACCGTAATCTTATTTTGAGGGCATGTTGGCCCATATCATATTATATAGGGCATGTCAAGCATTTCAGTGATATATTTTATGTGCACGTAAATAGGCATATTGGCCCGTATTTGTCAATATATTCTGCAGAAATTCTGCCAAATTTTATCAGATTGTTATATAGTTTTATTAGATTTAATATACATTCTTGCAGAAAGCTGCAGAAATTTCAGTGATTTTTTCCAATTGATCGTAAATAGATTAAATGGCCCTTAGCCCGTACATAAAAAAATACCCCAGGGAATCCCTGGAGTATCTTTAATTTAATATAGATCTATCTAGTACATCTCTAGTTCTAACTGGTCATTCTCTGCAAGTGTTCTAAACCAATCTCTAGCCTTTATCAAGCCATAACTTGTTTCCGCCGACATATCCCAATCTTCATTGTATTTCATATATTGGTATGTGAGCAAGGCTTCAATTAGTTCCATTACTTTATCTTGTGTATAATGTGGTGCGAAGTTAATTAGATAATTAGCAACCAATGGAGCATTGAAGTTAGTATTGTCCATAGCCGTCTTCATTACTTCTGCTAACTTTTCTTCAGGAGTTTTTTTTCTAGCCATACCGCCTCTTTCTCTTGGTTGAATTATAGCATTATAGGGGGGAGGTTGGCAACGAAAGGGAACCAACCTCCCCGTTCTATATGGGGCCTACTTCTTGGTAGGCTTTTCGGCTGTGAAGGTCAGACCCTTTTGGGTTGCCTCTGATAGAGCCTGCTTTGCTGCTGATGAGAAACGTCCACGGGCACCTACTGTAATGCCCTGCTGCTTTAGATATTCACGCTTTGTTGTCATTTTGTTTGTCCTTTCATAGACAGTTGTTTTTATTATTTTATCAGATTTTGGCGAATTTGTAAATAGTGTCGTAAGAAGCTCCGCCCGCCCTTACGAATTTTTTTGATCTTCCATTCGATCTTTAATTAATTTAGCAATCATATTATGAGCTGCTATATTCTCCGTTTCAGATCCTCCCCACAGAAGCCGTTGGGCCTCTGCTAGGACCTCGTCCACGTACTGATCAGTCATCTTCATCTTCATCCTCCTCGTTGGATTCGACAGCGCCAACCTTAGTTAGCCAATCACTAATGTGCTCATCAAGGTCCTCAACACCATATTCAAGTGTGAAGCCATTCTCGTCTGCTTGCTCCCAGAATAGTTTCCAGACCTCTTCGTCAGTCATGTTGACCTTGTAGTCTTCATCGTCTCTGAAGTTGCTTAGCATGCTCTTGGCAACATCCCAAGTCCATACCCAAACCAGGGGAGGGAAGACCCCTAGTTTTCCAATGTTATCTATAATTAAACTAATATCCTTATAGACATCTTCCATACGAGTTTTGTCTTGTAGGTCCATATTAGCCAACCATTCTTTCTCTAATGTCTCTTACATCTTTATCTGCTTTAGAAAATGCTATGTCATATGTTAAACTGTACATTTCTCCATATGCCTCAAGGACACCTTCCCAATACTTCCGCTCCATAGAATCCATGGCTTCGCCTGATTCTTCTTCGGCTTCTTGGGCTAGTTCTAATTGCTGTTCTGCTTCCAGCATGAGGACCTTTAGTTCCCCGTGCATGATGTCTGCCCCGTCCATACCTAGATTAACCATACGCAACATATGGGGCGGGAGTTGATTAGTGTTCTTTACTGGTTCCATATTATTCATACCTTTCGTTAGAGTTGTTCATTATATCAGTTGCCACTGACAATAAATGCTTGGTTGCTTCAATTTGTCCTGGGATATCAATTACATTAATAGATTCAGGATTCATTTCTAGGTCTTGTTCAAGACTAATTAAATGAAGTTTCATATATTCTAGGAAGTAAGATGATTTAGTCAAAATAACCCTCAGCCCACAATCCTTGTAGGAAACTAACAGCATCCTCTAAATCTTTAATTAAAGGTTGTTTGTCAATTAAATCAGAGGGGGTTCTAATATAGAAAAGCTTTGCATCATGTATAGCATCAATCATTCTATTTAGATCAACTTCATCATAACCTAGCATTCTATATACCCTTCATCTGTTGGATTTAATTCATAGAACTTATTAAACTCAGATTGAATATAACTATCTGAAGACATTAGAGCAAATTGTCTATCTGCATAGTATTGCCCCTCCTCTAAATTACTATTAATCCAGTCATCTAGTAATTGTTCTGCTATCTCTTGATAGCAAGAGTCAATTACCATTTGATTTACATCTTCTAGAAAACTAGCCATTATACCTCCGCCTTTTCTGTAGTTTCCAATAATACCATGTGGGTCTGACATTCTTTCATAGCCTCTTCATCCTGCCAAGAGCCTTGGTTACATTCAGAGCAGAATTCACCGCAGTCATCTTCGCAGTAAGATAATGTATCAAAAGATTGGCAAGCATAGCAACGATTCTCATATTCTAGAATCTCTTTAACATCACCACGGACAATCTCATATTCCCCACCCCAACCTGTTTCTTCTTCATACTCTAATGTAAGTAGGCAGTTAGGAACAAGATTACTTAGTTTAGTTAAGATAGTAACAGCAGGTGACCAAGCAGTCTCATATTTATATACAACCCAGTTGTCATCACCTTCTGATTTATATTCAAGCAATTCTGTATTTGGATATTCATCTCCGTCACGGACGGCTACATCCCATTTAGTTCCCCAGTTGGAGTTATTCCACGAATACCAATCCTTCTGAGTCTTAGCAAACTCAACAGATTTGCGGAACCAATCAGGGTCATTCTGAATATCTATATCACCACGATTAGGCTGGCAGGCATATTCCTCATCAGTAATTCCGTCATCCTTATATGAGTGGATATTGTTAAAAGAAAAAACGGGATTAGAATAAGATACCTGTTCAATCTTAGTAGGAAAACCCATAGTAGAAATATCACCCATACCAAATGTCTCTTGTGCTAATGTAAATGGAGCATTCAATCTATCTTTAATCATATCTACCTCAGACTTAGGTCCTTGGATAGTCAATGTGTTATATACCCAGTTTGGCATATTTATATCCTTTCGTTGATATGACCTAATTATATATTAGAGCACTGACAAATGTCTATAGAATATCCGTGTGATTCACACCACATGATCTCAAAGCTTGAGAATTCCTGTGAATTTACTTGACTGTCTTAAATACCTTATGCTATCCTCAGTCTTTTGCGGGCTTCATGAAAAAAAGTTGGGGCCCCGCAGTCTCTCCTCTGCAGGACCCCTAGCGTTTGGCTGCACCCACACTGTGCATATTTAAAGACTTGGCTGAAAGGTAGCCTGAAAGCCTCACCAAACTATTTATGTTGAATTTATATTATAGCATATCTTGGTTAACTGAAATTGTTGTACCAAGGTGATAGGCAATAAAGTCTTCAAACTTGTGCCCGTCAATCATTTTGTTAACCATGTCAATTTCAACTGTGAAATCCCATGCAGCAAAGTCAGACGGTTTAGCAACGGCACCGATTCCAAAACCTGTTTCCTGGTCCCATTCGCTTCCAATTAATTTACTAATGATATTACGTATTGCATAGGATGTATCTTGCCAACGTGGACGTGCATGCATTAAAGCATTAGCAATGTCTACCTGCCAATCTGTTTCTCCCCAATGACTGTACAACCATACTGCAGGCTCTTCAGCGCCTTCGTTGAAGAGATAATTAATCCGTGCTCCCATTTACTTCCGCCTTTTCTGAGTTGATGATGTGTGCTAATTCTACAATCTCGTAGGACCACTTGTCAAGAGCATCTTTGAACTCATTGTAGTGGTGCCCACAAAAGAATAGGTCCCCTGCTAATCCCTTAGCTTGGTATAAAGCTTGTGCCGTTTCGCATTTGTCGCAGCCTTGCCATGTCATAGTGCTCCGCCTTCTATCATTTCCGAAAGACGATCTAAGATCCATGTATCAATATCAGCGATATCAATCTCTGATAACTTCTCCATGATTTCTTCACGAGCAAACTTGTACCCGTCATCAAAACCGTCTTTATAGTCCGACATTGTTATCTCCCTGTATATCCTGTAGGTTCGTAGTCTGATGTATAACTTTCAGTTAAATTATACTTATCTCGAATCCTGCTAACTTTCTCAATACTACCAGTTCCAATATTGAATGTCAATGGTGTAAGCGCCTGTGGGTCTAGGCCAGTGATTTGTGCATCCCAATAGGCCCTCTCCATAGAGAGCCTATCAGGAGCAGTTAATTCAAAATACATTAGGCTTCCCTAACGTGACAGATTTCGGTATCGACAATTTCGATACGTCCGCTCTGTGAATCAACATAAAGATTATCTGTGACTTCGTCTTCAAGGTCATTGCCCCAATCAGAAAGCAAATCAATTTCCATTGTTCCGCTAACCTCAATTGTGCAAGTAAAATCAACTGAACGTGTTAGTTCAATATCAAGCGCTTCGGCAATAGCACGTAGAGTTTCTTGGTCCTCTGATTCTGCATATGCTTCGGTAATAATATCTTTAACTAAACTAATCTTGTTTGTTAGAACGCCATTAGTCTTTTGTGCTTGACGGGCATTGTGGAGGTCCCATTCAAGACTGGTTACCTTGGATGTGGTATATTCTGCATCAGAGTATCCGTGGATTACTTTATATGTAACTAGTAAATCAGGATTATATGCAACTTCAGGTGAGTGAAATGCATCTGAACCGATTGTTGTTGTCTCTTCCATTTGTTCCTCTTTCGTTTGTGTAGGTTGTATTTTAGCATGCTCCACTGACACCAATGTGGTTTTACGCCCACACGGGCATGTGAGTTCTGTCACACCAGACGGGAATCCAAATCCGTCTGATGATGTCAGTTCAATTAGACAATCACATTCTTCTGGGTCACAGATAAATGTGTACTTGCTTGATACTAGTTCGTTGGTCATGGTGAGAATTATACACCTGGCCACTGACATTTACAATAGAATCCTGTGAAATTTTTACGATCCCCGTATGAGCTTGGTCACATCCTCAATATATTGCGGGCGTCTCATTATATGAAACAAATTGTCTTGCGATTCGTACGGGATTTGAACCCGTGATCTCTACCGTGACAGGGTAGCGCTTTAACCACTAAGCTAACGAACCAAATGAAAACGGGGGAGATTTCTCTCCCCCGTTACAAAATCATTTTAGAATGATTTTACTAACTTGAGAATTTTATTTTTCTCAGCAGTTAGAACAGGGTCAAATCCTGATGCACCAGCCATTAGTGATTCAGAATTACCACGACCAGAGCGGTAGTAATCAAGGCGTTCAGTAAGAGCATTAAAAGCACCCCACTTTGTTCCCTTGATTGTCGCATTGGTTGGTGAGTTATGATAAAGGTCATCAAGTAGAACAACCTTATTTTCCCACTTCTTCAATGCACCCTTAGCATCTTTATCTGGCTTAGGATAAATTGACTGAATCAACTTTGAGAATTCAGCATCAGTAATTGCTTGAGTGTAAAGAGATTGAGCCTCTTTTTCAAACTCATCGAAATAACCAAGAGCAAGCCCAAGAGTTTCACGAGCAACTTGAATTCGTCCCTCAACTGATTGAGTGTGGCGAATCTTGAAAGATTGCTTTGCGTTACGCATTGCAAGATTCAAAGTGTTTTGGCATACAACACGAACAGGAGTAACAGCAGCCTGAACAGCAACTGAACCATCGTGTGATGTCCAAACAATTAGATACAACTTTGTTTCGTCATTGGCACCTTGTGGGTCAATAACCATTGTTCGAGGAATATCTACAGTGCCGAATACAACTTTGCCCTTTTTGAGAGAACCAGCAGATTCCCAACGGCAGTCAGCATTGGCATCGTGAATTGCATCAGCAAACGCAAACAATTCTTCATTCTGCACAGGCTTGTAACGCTTACCAACAGTGGCAAGAACATCGATTTCCTTGTTGAATGGGTTATCACGAATAACCAATTGCGCTTGTGATACATCATTCCAAGATTCTGAAATGTGGTCAGTTAGTGGAGACAAACGAACATTCCAGTTCGCTAACTTTGCTTCTTCAAGCATTGTTTGTGTAGTTACTTCCTCATCTTGTGAGAAAATACGATTGGCAAGATTATGCCAAGCAGGTGTGCCACGAAGAGCAAATGCAACTTCGCTACCATTGGTTTCAAGATTATGAGCCATTGGATTTATCCTTTCGTTTGGTTGATTTAGCAATTATAACAGGTGCCACTGACATTGTCTAGATTAGTTAGTCATTTGTCCGAATTGATCCGTGTGAGTAATCTCACAAATTTTCAGGGTTGTGGATAACCTCTCGTAACCTGTGGATAACTCCCGCACATAGTTGCGGGCATCTCACATTGTGAGAACGTTATCTTGATCTCAGCTGGCGGCAGCCCCGAAGGGTTGAGCAGTTTAGCAACTTGCTCAGGTTGTTATTTTATTTAGAGATACTTAGCAATTTGCTTCATTGTAGAAGCATTTACTGTTTCCTCATCTGTCATCTTTAAGATGGTGAGAGCATTTGTAATGTCCTCTTTCATCTCACGATAAGAGTGCTGATGGATAATCTCAAAGTCCTTTTCAGGTTCAGCAGGGAAGTTGCCTTCCTTTGTGATAATGTCAAAATCAACATTGAGAGTGTTATTCCATTGACGATAGTTTGTGCGAAGGTTCTCAGCCTTTGAGAAGTTTTTAATAGCCCACTCCCCAATTTCCTTTTTCCAAGCGTCGTGCTTCTTACGAAACTTTGCTTCGTTTGCTTCTTGTGAAGTGTAATCCTTCTCAAGTGTTGCTAGGCGTGTTTCTAGTGCCTTGATTACCTTTGGTGTTGCCACCTTTACTGTGATTGCTCTTGACATTTGTTCCCTTTCGTTGGTTTGTGTGTGAGAGTATTATAGCAGGGGGGTCTGACAACCCCCCTGCCTGTTTTTATACTAGTGCTGAATTGCTAACTGTTGTCCAACGAGTTTCTTTCGTTGGCATTTCAAGTAGCACTCGCACCGAGCCAGATGCGTTAGGAATAATCTCCTTGATTACGCCTGTCTTTTTTGACTTTAGGGTGGTGAATAAATCACCGACCTTGTAAGTGTATCCATTTACTGTCATTTTGCTTCCTTTCTGTTTAGGGTAGTATTTTAGCATAGTGGGCTGACATTTATCAACCCCCTAGAGTGTGAGTTATCTCACAATTCTTCAGGTAGCCAAGCGTCCAAGTGGTGGGCGTCTATGATTGCAGATGCAGGGCAAGAAGTCTTACCCTTCCAAGTAATGTCATCAGGTAGAGGTATCTCACGATCAAAATCGTCCTCATAGTATGCGTCAATAGCGTCTATGCAAGGTTGCACCATAGCAAGAGGGACGGGCGGGTAATGATTAGAGCGGAGATGAATACCAATAGCCATTTCCAAATCTAATTCTAATTCCTCAGATAAATCTAATGCTGTATTGTATCCCATTGTTAGTTCCCCCAACTTACTTTAGCGTATGAGTTATTTTCATTTATCTTATCTAACGCACCAATTTCATTTAGTGAACCAATAAATACTGATTCTAATAGTTCCTGCAAATCCTTTTCAGAATAATTTACTAGAGCGGTTAGGACATAATCAGGCATTTTCTTTTCATCAAAATCAACGCTGACTTTTACATTGTGTGTGAGTTTCATTTTTTCCCTTTCGTTATGGTCGCTATTTTACACTACCCTACTGACATTTACAATTCCTTCATCGGCGTGTCGCAGCTTTTGTGAGTTTTCTCACAATTCCTGTGTTTATCCACAGCCCTACTTAAACCTGTGGATAACCCCGCAAAAGACTGCGGGCCTCATCTCAACTTTGTCAACATGTAAATGATTAATAAAATCGGTGTACATAAGAATGCAATAATACCAATTGCAAACACGGTACCAAGGAATTCATACATTATTTTTTACTCGCAGAAAATCTAATATCCGCTTTACCATAAACACACAAGCCACATGAAACACATGCGGACCCATTGCTAGAAATTAGCGGAATGCTTTTATTATTCTCAGGACACTTAGCGCCAGGCTTTCCAGTCAATTCTTTCATTGTGCTTTCGGTTGCGGCGAATGTCTTCCCTAAATAAGCAAGGCGGATACCATTAGTTAGTTTTAACTCATGAGCAATTTCTTTATTATCGTCATCGGTAGAATAATAAAGAGATAGATTAGAGATATCCTTAAGAATAAGCGCTGCAGACTTTACACGAGTATAAACCCAAAATTGAACATCCGCATGATCATTGATCACATTCTTCCAGGCATACGTATAGAAATCATTAAAGAAATCCCCGTCCCAGTGGATACGGAATAACATGGGAGCGTCTTTCTTTACACAATCAGCCTTGAAATCAATAATCATTTCATTAAGCAATTGATACATGGTCTCCATGTCTGCATTGCGTAGGAGCTCCCAATTATGAAGAAGATTAGTTTTTACTCCAGGGAAGAGCTTTTCAAGCTTTCCCGCATAGCATACGCTTTCACATACACTAGTGGCACCAGGGCACGAGAAATTCTTTCCAGCAGGTAGGCCGAAGGTATTAGCAATTGCTGCTTGCTTTCCTGATTTTGTGACAAGGTTAGCCACCTTTCTATCATTAGAACGTTTTAATTTCATGGGGGTAATTATAGCGGTTAGGTCTGACATATTAGTAATCCTCATCCATTCCAAATCCAGCGGAAGCAAGGGCATCAGAATCAGCCCAGCCAGTTACCTCATAGAATGCAACTTCCTCAGCGTCATAACAATTAGCGCATAGGTAATCATCTTGATAGTATCCGTATTCGTATGACTCCATTAGAATGTAATCAGAGCAATTCCCAGCAGTGCAATAGACTTTGTAATTCATTAGTTATGCCTTTCGTTTGGAGAGGTTGCAATTGTAGCAGAACGGACCGACAAATTCTAATCGAACCGCTCAAAATTCCTGTGATTTATACCACACTCGTAACGACACGCCCGACCCCGCAAAAGCTGCGGGCTTTTAGTTGAAACTTCAATCAGTTTTATTTTTATGTTTTATTTTTCGTGTGTATTTTTTTTTATTGCGAACAGGAGTTGCGGCGTTCGATCTCCGCAATTCCTGAATGCGTTTTATTTTTTCTTTTAAATTCATTTTATACCTTTCCAAAAATTGTGTGATAGTTGCTCGCTTCGTGAAATCTTACAACATCAAAACGAGGATTATCTTTTGCAAACATCTCAGCAAAATCATTTACCAATTTAGAAAATAACGCTGGGTGAGTTTTTGTGCTTGCATAGTTTAGAATTTCTGCGGTTGCCACATAGTCTTTACGAGTCATCATTTTACTGCCACCATTCCACTACGATAAAAAACTTTTGTATAGCATTTGCCTGAAGGCGTGTAGAGATTAACTGTTGAGTATTCGTTAGCCATTCCCCAATCGGTGAATAAGAAAAAGTTTTCCCACGCACCGAATTCGTTTTCGTATTCAGCAGACCAATGAGGAGCGTTTGAGTCATAAGCGCAAGTTAGTTTATACATTATTCATTTACCCAATCTACTGTTAATTCATCTGCAACATCTGAAATACAATCGCAAGGCTCTACATCATAAGCCAATTCACTACCAAAGAAAATAAATCCTGCGCCACCGCATTCATCACATTCAGCCGAAACAATTTCGATTAGTTCTTTTACTCTAGCCATTTAGGTTTTCCCTTTCGTTAGTTGTTGAAATTGTAGCAGATAGCACTGACAAGGCTTGCGCCTTGCTTGCTTCACGTTCTGCAATGACGTGCTTTTTGAATTCTTCTAAATTCATTATTCACCAACCTTTACTGCGATTGTTGCAAATTTATTTTGCAGACCGCCTGTTTTAATTTCGATTAGATAAGCCTCAGTTTTTTCGCCATACCAAATTTCTGGGCGAGGCTCGGCAGAGATAATCTCACCTGAAAAGTGGCGAGAGTTTGAGCGGTAAGTCTTGCCAATTAGCAAGTTTTCGATTGTGTATAGTTTAGTAGCCATTAGTGGCACCTTCTTTCGTTAGTTATTTATAGAGAGATTGTATCAGTTAGCACTGACAAATTAAAGGCAATTTATGCAATTGCAAGATTTGCTAGAGAATAAATACTTTAGCAATTCTTTACGAGTGTAAGCGTCTAATCCATAAGAGGATTTTACTCCGCCGTTATGGTATTCGTGCACGATTGTGCTGAATAGTGTTTCATTTAGTGTAGTCATTTTGACCACCTTTCTTTTTTTCTAATACCGATATTTTAGCATAGGGGACTGACATTTTTCTACTTACTAGCCAGTAATTCCATATTTTGAGACGCTCAAGTCGTGTGAGAAACATCACACAAATTCCAGGGTTTTCCACAGGTTCTCTTAAGGGCTGTGGATAACCCCGCAGTCTTTTGCGGGCCAGCTTGATTTTGTCAAGCCGACACGCCGTTATTATTTAATTTTTTCTAAAAGTTTTTCTAATTCTTTTAGTTGCTCTAGATTAAGGTGATCTAGTTGAATAGCTTTTTCAAATCCGAATAAATCGCTCATTAGTTTAACCCGTTTTCTTTTAGGTCTTTTATTACGGCGATTACTAGCGGGATAGTAACTCCCGCTAGTAGTAATTGGACGGCGGTAGTTAGTAGGCGATTAGTAGTCATTACTTATTCTTCTTTCTCTTGATTACTGTATAGAGTGTAGCACCTACTACCGACAAGATAATAAACGCCCACGATTGGGATACATAGAGGAAATCCCCTAGGTCAATCATTAAGCCATAGTCATTTAGTTCAATAGTCATTAGTCATTCCAATCTAGTGTAAGGGACTTAGATAAATCATCTTCATCAAAATCATCAAAAGAAATAGCGCCCTCTTCTAGTGCCTTGTTATACATCTCCTCTTCATCAAGGTAGACATACGCATCGCTTACATCGGCTTGGATAGTATCCCATTTAGTCATCATTAGTTATTATCTCCTGTCTTGATAGTCATTACATTAGCGGAAAACTTTACTTTCTTTCCTAGGTTACTAGCATTGAGAGAGTCTATTAGGTGGTCAATAGCCTTCATCTCGTGTGCTACATTGTCAATAGATAGTAGGCGAGAGCCTTGCCAAATTGAGTAAGTGATAGTCATTATCTGTTCTTCTTTCGTTAGTAGTTATTTTGTTATGTCTGTAAGACTACACTAGGGGGCTGACATTAGCAACCCTAGAGGGGGGTGTGTCGGTGTGAGTTACCTCACACCTAGTGTGTTATGTGTAGCGTAGTTACCGCCACACATTACGCATAGAGTCCAAGCGGTTACCCGCCCACACCCTGCCGAGCAAGATACATAGCCTAGACGCTTAGCGTCTGACTCTGTCTGATAGTCGTTAAGACTTTCCCAAATTCTATTAGTCATTTATTTATTTACCTTTCTTATCTTGTAATTCTTTAGCATAATCAACATCTGAGACGGCGGTAGCACCGAACTCCTCATAGATTTCTAGATAGATTTCATCATAGTATTCATTGTAGTCCATTAGTTAGACCAACCTTTCTTTGAGATAACCTTTATCTCTTATTCTTTATACTATGTATCCTAACATAGACCACTGACATTTTGACCTGTTTTTCGGGCGTGTCGCAAAACTATTTTTGTGAAGTGCATCACACGGATCATGGGCGCACTATCTAGTTATCCACAGCCTGTGGAAAACTCGTATCATACAAATTAAAATTATATTAACATTTCTCTAAATTTGAAATACTAGTTGACTAGAACATATATAAATGATATCATCAGGAATATGAATAAAGAACCTCTTGTTATATATTGGGCTCCCATGGAGTCGGCGGAAGCTAGTGACTATGGTGCATGGAATATGTTATATCCAGATCCTAAGCTACTAATGCATGAGCTAATGGAAAAAAGAAATAGAGAAGACAGATCTCCAAGAGGATTCTTGCAATGTCCTGCAGCTACAGGTAGATTTAAGCACACATATGTATTTAGAAACGGAATGCGTTCAGAGATAGAATTTGATGTTACTGATCCTGAAAACACTAAAATCCAATCTCTTGGTAAAACAGGAGTAAACTTTAGAATAGACAGACCATCTGCATTTACAGAGGGTGCATCTTTTGCGTTTACGCAAAAGTATTTATTTTTTGCGGAAGAATCAGTAACTGGTATATTTAATACGCCTATGATGCACAGACCTGGATATACACAATATGGAACCTTAATCCCAGGAGCATATGACATATCTTCTTGGTTTAGACCAATGAATGTTGAAATTCAAACTTGGGACTCCAAAGGAAAGTTAATTATAGAAGACGGGGAACCACTGTTTTACTTTGAAGTACTTACTGATAGAGAAATTATCATGAAAAGATTCAAATGTAATGAAAATTTAATTAGATATGCAGAAAGCTGTGCAGATGCTCCTAAATGGTATGGACAAAATCTACCTTTAGTTAAACGTTATACTAAATTTAAGCAATCACAGATGGATAAAATTATTTTAAAAGAAATTAAAAATAATCTAGTCGACTAGGATATTATGGCATCTCATAGAACAGTAACTTGTGACATATGTGGGCGGGAAATAGAAGTTAGATCAGATTTTGCATACATGACTTTAAATAATCATATAAAGGAACACAAATGAATAAAATTTGGCGGGATGAAGTAGCTATGACTATTTCTGCTGCAAAGCTAAAAAATGAGAATATATACCTTGATGATCATATCATTGCAGAAGATATCCTGGGATACCTTGTAAAAAGGCTAGAAGGGGTCTTAGAGACATGTTTAAATGTAGAGGCAGGTAGATGTATGACCTGGTGGAAACATGAGGAATGTTTAAGCTTGCAGAAAATTCTTTTTGATATTACAGAAGATCCTAAATATATGACCCAAGAGATGATAAATGAATATAATTGGAACAAATTATGAAAGGCCAGAGATTTATAACTATCTTGGGAATGATTTTAATTACTTATTATTTTTTAGTTGCTTTAACTTATTAACTAGTCGACTAAAATAATTTTCTATCCATGTAGGCTTCATGTAAGTCTTCATGTGATGGTTTTCTGAAAAGTATCTTCTAGGCATAATATAAGTTTATCACATAAAAGCGAAAATCCCTTCGGAGGCGGATCCTAGGGGATTTTCTAATGTTAGGGAGAATGGTGGTTCTCAACCAAACACTAGTATTAATAATAACATAAGTGTAATTTGCAGTCAACTACAAATATTGTTTTCTTTCTCTATATTCTTTCTTATACTTACCTGATCTATTACTTTCAAAATTCATGCTCTCTTCCGCCTGCACTTTTAAGTATTCTGAATCTGCTATTTTAATTGAGCTTTTATAATCTTCCCGCTTAAATGGAATGATCTGTGCAACAAGAGTTCCTTTAGGAATAATCCCGTTAAATTTCTTAACCAAGAACGGTAGCAGTACTGGCTGGAAGTAGTTATCTGTTTCTACAACCCCCGTTAATGTATAGAATGGATTCTCTGGCCTATTAAATGGTTGAGTAAATATACAGCTGTATCCTTCAGGCGTCTTTACTGTAAATGGGTTAAACCATTTGTATGCCCACTTAGCGTATCCTTCTGGAACTGGCATATCTCCAAGCTGAGCTATAGGATGCTCTAGGATATCTTCTCTAGACAAGCCTTCCCCAGAAAAAGTTACCTTATCACCAACATGCTTTACGTGGATGTCTATTTTAGTGGCTAGATAATATCCGCCAATAAATGAATCTAAAACTGGGGTACATCTTTTTACAGACATGTCCTCAAAATTTTTATCTTCGTAAA